GACAGAACAGAGAAAGCTATTCGTTCATTGACAAATTCAAACGGTGATTTTATTTTTGATGCTTCTCTTGATAATGAGGATAGACCATCATTACTTGGTAAGCCAATCGTTATTGATAATAACATGCCAGAGCTAGGTTCAGGTAATAAGTTTATTGTTATTGGTGACTTTAAGAAGTTTACTATCGCTGACAGAGGTCATATTAGTGTTCAAAGACTAAACGAGTATTTCGCACAAACAGATGAGGTTGGTTTCAAAGTTACAAAAAGAGTTGACTCAATCGTAGTTTTAGATGAGGCTTTTAACGCTGGTCAGAACGCATAGAAAGGACATTATATGAAAGTAGTACAGATAGAGCAAATTTCTAATCACCCTTACTCATTGTCAGAGGTAAAATCCTTCTGCCGAATTATTGGTGATGAAGATAATAACCTACTTACTGCACTCATAAATGTTGCACTCATTAGAGCAGAAGAGATAACAAATATTTATCTGAAAGGAGTAGCAAGGTTTGAATTATATTTAGACACTCTACGACCAAGTGTTACACTACCTATGAGTGGTGTGATTCAGATTGAGAAAGTAGAGCATTTAGTCTCAGGTGAGTGGAAACCTGTAGACTCTTATTACTTTGATAGTTATGCACTACCACAGACAATAGAGTTTGCTAACACTTCATATACTTTAACAAATGATAGACCTCGAAATAATGTAAGAATCACCTATAAGGCAGGTTCTGACGTTGTTAACGAGACAGTCTACCAATGGCTTAAGGTTCAGGTTTCAACGATGTATGAGCATAGAGAGAGCATTGTAGTAGGTGCTAATGTTTCAACAGTTCCAAATATTGATTGCCTTCTTAGTAGTATGAGGGTTATACCTGTATGAGAGCAGGAAATCTAAGACACTTAGTAGAAGTGCAAAGAAAGAATGAAGCAACAGGTGATTATGGAGAGGAGTTATCAGGGTACTCAACACTATTTAAAGCTTATGCAGAAATCTATACCCTTAGAGGTTCAGAAAGCTATGCTAAGAGTGGTTTAAATGCTGTTGCAACTCATAACATTACTATTAGATTTAGACCCTTAGACTTCAATGTTAAGGATATTGTGGTATACTCTAATAGAACTTTCGATATAATTAGTATAGACAACGTGAGTGGTAGAAATAAAACCTACCGAATCACAGTCAAAGAGAGGGTATAACATTGAGAGGACTAGAAGAGGTAATCAAAAACCTAAAAAAATTGGATGAGAAAATGCAGACAAAGATAGCAATGGGTGGTGTAAGAAATGTAGCTGTTCAAATCAAAAATGAAGCTAAACTGCATGTACCTGTTGATTCAGGAGCTTTGAGAAAATCTTTAGGTGTAGCGAAAGCTAAAAAGAAAGATACCCCTGATGGTCATTCTATTTATTATGTAGTACCTAAACATATTAAATACGGTAGTATGGTTGAATTTGGAACTAGTAAAACTCCAGCTCAACCTTACTTACGGAAAGCTATTGATGTCCTAGGCGATTCTGTAATGGATGGTTTTAGAGCGTACATCACAAAAAGAATTGAAAAGGAGCAAGGTAAATGATTGATATTCAAAAAGAACTACATGATTTCCTAGTGACAAATGTTCCCTCTGTTCAGAACAGAGTGTCTCCTTTACACTTACCTCAACACAATAAGGGAGTATCTATTACCTACCAAATACTGCATAGTTCACCTATTCGGAATCTTAGTGGTTGTGATGATACGTATAAAATAAGGGTTCAGATTAACGTTTGGAGTAAACACTATGCAGAGCTGAAAGCTACTTCAAGAGAGTTACAAGACGTTATAAGAAAGTTTAAAAAGGTTGTCTCGTATGATGTTACAGAATTGTATGAGACTGAGACAGAGTTATATACGGATATAGTAAACGTAATGATAACATTAACAAAAATATAAAAGGATATTAGTAATGGCAATTCAGGCACAGAACACAAAACTTTATGCAAAGTTAACAGGAGATGCAACAGCATCATACGTTGAGGTTGGTTGTATTCAATCAATCGGAGATATTGATTTAGGAACACGAGAGATTGTCAATGTAGACTGTTTAAGTTCAACAGACGTTGATAAAGTATTAGGTACGACTTCACTTGGGTCAATGGACATTGTCTATACTTTTAATGAGACAGAGCCTAAAGGTAACGGTATTCTTAAGACTGCTCATGATGCAACTAACACTACAAAAGTAGATATTAAAATTGAACTATCAAATAGTCTTACTGAGACAGGTAACGGTACATACTTTGAGTTTGTAGCTATTGTACCTTCTTATAAAATCTCTGATATTTCAAAGAATGCGTTTATTAAGTCTAGCGTTAAGTTGGAAATGACTACAAGACCTACTGTAACATCAGCTACTTAGTAGAACTAAGGGTTATAGACACCCTTAGCAACACTTTAACCACTATAAATAAAGGAATAAAATATGAAAATTCAACTAGACTATAATATAAACGTAGACATTGTCAGTTCTACCAATGAAGATAAAAAACTAAAAGTAGTAGTCAGAGACTTTACTAATAAAGAAAATAATGAACATAGAAAATCATATAAACAGTTTGATAAACTCGTAGGTGAGAGTAGAAAATTAGAACGGAATATAGCTAAGATTAATAAGCAAATTATATTGTTTGAACAAATGGGAGAACCAGAGAAAGTTATTAAAGCACTTGATAAGAAAGAGGTGTTAGAAACTAAAGTTGAGAACCTTATTACTAAGTTAGATGAACTCGGTGGTAATGAATTTTATGAACATCAAGCAGAAAGTAAGTTTGACCTATTAGTTAGTGGTGAAGACTATGATGCTTTACGAGATGTTGCTGAAGTTGTAGGGTTTATCCGTGTAATGAGCGAGTTAGACAAGGCAAAGGAAGAACTCATAAAAAAGGGATAATCCGTATCTCCAAAGAGTTAAGAGGTATGGAAAACGAGACCGAACTCCAAAAATTTGAAATTGTGTTAGGCAATGTAGCCTCACGTATAATTTTTAACGATAATGGTGTCGTTTATCAGTCCATAAAAGATGAGGTGAAATGGGTAGGTTTACGTCCTAGAGATTGGGTTGGAGTAATATCCTCTATAGGTAATCTGTTGAGGTTATCTGATGAGGAATTTAAAGAACGTACACTAGAAAATGAGGTGCAATCTCAAGACGTTATGGCATCTATGTTAATAAGTGTATTAGGGAATGGGGAGCAATAAGAATGGCAAGTGTAGGAACAGTAGTAATTGATGTAGATGCAGACACCACTAAATTCACGGAAGGTATGAAAACTACTAACCGTGAGCTTTATAGGTTGAATGGTCAAGTAAGAAAAGCTACAGATGGTATAAGAGGTATGATTGCAGGTTTAGCTGGTATGAGTATCGCTCAACAGGCTATGACAGCTACTATAGATGGGTTTAAAGAGATGGAACTCTTGGTATTAGAGATTCAGAAGACAACCTCTTTATCAGGTAGAGAGTTAGCAGGGTTGACTAATTCACTAGGTGAGTTATCTACTAGCCTCGGTGGTATGGATATTAGAGGGTTGTATGAGATAGCATCAGGAGCAGGTCAGTTAGGTATCACAGGAGTGGAGAACATTAATAAGTTCACCAAAGAGATAGGCTACATGGTAGGTTCATCAAAGCTAGGAGCAGAAGAGGCTACACTAGGGTTTGCTAAGTTAGGAATAGCTTTAAATGAGCCTGTTAGTGAGATAAACAAGCTTACATCTATGATGACTAAACTTGCATCTACAACTACAGCTAATGAGGCTTCACTACTTCAATACTCTAATAGATTGGTTGGTATGTCAAAAACCTTTGGTTTGACTGCAAGTGAAATAGCAGGACTTGGTGCAACACTTTCAGATGTAGGTATCGAATATGAAGTAGCAGGTTCTTCAATGTCTACTCTAATGATAAAGGTAATGAAAGACTCTGAAAAGTTTGCAATAGTGTCAGGTATGGCATTCAAGGATTATGCAAAACTAGTCAAAGATGAGCCTATAAGTGCCTTAGAATCGTTTTTAAATGCGTTTGGTAAGCTAGACAAGATGAAGAAGATAGACGTGCTAGATAAGCTTGGTATCAACGGTATTGAAGAAATAAATACTGTAATGAAACTTTCAGAAAAGACTGACAAACTTAGAGCGAATATTGAAACAGCTACTGAAGCTTATGCAGATGGTGATGCTACTAGACAGGAGTTTATGGTCACACAGAATGCACTTGTTAAACAACAAGAGATAGCTACCTCGGCAATAAAGCAAATGCAAGTTGCTATAGGAGAGGGATTAAAACCTACACTAATAGAACTAAACTCTGTTGTAGCAGATGGAGCGTCATATATTGGAGATAATGCAGAAGCTTTACTAAAAGCTGGTGGTGTTGCTGTAGATGTTGCTGTAGGTATTGGTTCACTAAAACTTGCATACTATGCACTTACAAAAGCACAACAGCTTAATACTGCTTGGACAGTAGGAGCAGGTGCTGTTGGTATGGTAGGTCAAATATCAAGACTAAATGCCCTTGAAAGACAGATAATAACTGCTTCAGTTGCACAGAGAGGCTTAAATGCCTTAATGAGAGCTACACCATGGGGTTTAGCAATTACAGGTACAGCTTTAGTTGGTAGTGCATTACATGAAGTGTTTGAGACAGAGAAGAGAAGAGCAAAGTTAGCTTCTGAATACGCATCAAATGCAGATGAGAGAGATAAAGCAGACGCATTAAAAGAATACAATAAAGCTTTAAAAGATAGAGAAGATAACATAAAAGCTATATCAACGTTAGAGAAAGCTATATCGAATGACAATTTGAATGAAAAGGCTAAAGAGGCTTTAAAAAATAATGTTAAACTTCTACAGGAAAAGAAAAGTATTCTCAAAGAATCACTAGACTATGCTAAAGACTCTTTAGAGTTTGAAGGATATGAACTATCTAAACTTGACAAAGTAAAGAAAGAAGTAAAGGCTGTAAGCTCAATAAAGGTGAAAGCTAATAAAGATGTAGTAAAGGCTTTAGAAGAGGCTGATAAGAACCAAAAAGAGAGAGAGAAAGCCCTACATAGCACACGTGTAGCTCATAATAGAGAGTTAGCTTCTTTACAGAGTAAGTTAGATACTGAAAAAATAAATACACTCAAACGTTTTACTGAAGAGTATAACCGTGCAACTAGGTCTGATACAGCTTACAAGCTTATCAAACTGAATGAAGAGTACAATGAGTATGCTAAATTTGTGACCGATAAAAGTAAGCTTGATAGATGGTATGCTTCAAAGTATAAAGCTATAAATG